TTTTTACAAAGATTGGTTGAATGTTATTCGGGATTTGCCAAGTGAGGTTCAGTTGGAAGTTTATCAGGCTATTACGGAATATGCCATATATGGTAACTTGATTGAACTAAAACCACTTGCAAAAGTAGCATTCGGATTTGTAAAGCAAACGATTGATAGGGATACGCAAAAGTATATATCAATCAAAGAAAAGAGAAAAGAAGCAGGAGCAAAAGGAGGAAGACCGTTGAAAATCAATGAATTAGAAGAAAGCAAAGAAAAGCAAAAAAAGCAATTGGTTTTTGAAAAAAGCAAAAAAAGCAAAAGCCCCCTTAATGTAAATGTAAATGATAATGTAAATGTAAATGATTTTTCTCTTTTAGAAAAAGAGAAACAGAAAAGCGTGTGTGTGGAATTTGGCGAGGGAGAAAAAAAAGAACAGCCTTTAAACGCTAAAAAAGAAACCTCCCCCCAAGTTGCGCCCGCCCCCCCTCCTTTCAATTTCAGAAAGGCAATGCTTGCGGAAGGTTTTGCCCCAGAACTTGTAGATGAGTGGTTAAAAATACGCAAGGCAAAGAAAGCTGTTAATACCGAACGAGCGTTTAATAACTTCATCAATCAGGTACGGCTAACAAATCAGGATATAAACGCGGTATTGAGTATCATAGTTCAAAAACAATGGAAAGGTTTTGAGGCTGATTGGCTACATAGCACACAATCAACCCAAACAACCGCTAACAATCAAATATTCTTAGACGAAAATGGAAACATCATTACAAACGCTGAGCCGTACGGACAACAGTCCACAGTCGGCAAACCTCCTTATTTTGCAGGAAGACAAACCATTGAAAATATTAGAAACAATAGTCAAGGCTGGGGTACTCACACCATTAGCAATGGCTAAAACAGGGCACCAATACCTGAGAATTAGAGAATATAACCGTGAGGAAGTAAGGATACAAGAAGCATTCGGTTATCTCTTTGCACACATTGCTACTCTTGTGGGACTCAAAGGAGAAATTGACACTTTGCAAAAGCAGGAAATATGGAATGCCGTTTTTAGTCGTTTTTCAGGACTTTCTTTTCAGGAGATATACAAAGCCTTTCAGATGGATAGAAGTGGGGAATTTGGCGATGCTACAGAGCATTTTCAATTCTTTGACGTGTCTTACGTCTGTACGGTTTTAGGAAAATATCGCCAATGGCTGCAAGACACTCAGCGATTGCATAACATTAACATTTCACAATTACCTGAAAATCAAAATACGATGACAGAAGAGGAAAAAGAAAATAACGTGATTCGTTGGCTCAATGAGCATTTTGAGGAGTACAAGGAAACAAAAGAATTGCCTATATTGTCTGTACCCGTATATGACACACTATATCAGCGAGGTATATTACAACCTTATTTCGCTACACTTACAGAGAAGGATAAGCAACTAATGAGAGCAGAGACCGAGAAGCGACTTCGACAAGAGCAAAATAAGGCAAAGGATAAGCAGGAATATAGTGCAATTAGGGCATTGATAGAGCATTTTCAAAACAGCACCAATGACCCTGACGGAAAGATAAGGAGGTTCAAAAAAGAAGATACTTTGAAATTCTTTTACAATCACCTCATTACACAAGGCAAGGAACTTTCGGAATTGCTAACATCAAAATAAAAAAACACTTAAAATGAATAAAAGTAATAACAATAGATTTTTAACAGAACTCCGTGCGAGAGGATTGCAAGTTACACCTCAAGACGCGCGAAACCTAATGAATATAGCAATTGCTGAACACGATAAAGCAGTAGTAATGCCAGTTCTAAAGCGTGAGAAAATAGCCCATTATGCTATTCTTGCCCTATCGTATGCCGATAGCCTCAATGAACTTATGTACGGAATTGATGATACAAAGTTCAGCCACGAATTTAAACTCGCTTTTCGCAGGTTAAAACTATACAGTGGAGAGGCAGTTAAGCAATTCAAGAAAACTATGAAGGACGACAAAGTACTCATTGATGCTTTTGAGTCGTATTCTAACGACTTATCGGAAATGATATACCAGCACTTAGATGTTATTAACGAAAAGTATAAAGAATAATGAAAATCATAGACCTATTCAGCGGAATTGGTGGCTTCTCGCTCGGTTTTCAACGAGCAGGATACCAATTTACAGAGCACTATTTTTCAGAGATAGACAAACACGCAATCGCAAACTATAAAAAAAACTTTCCAAATGCAAAATACATCGGAGATATTACCTCTGTTCATGGAGGAGACTTTACAGGAATTGACATTATCACTTTCGGTTCGCCATGTCAAAATTTCTCAACTGCTGGAAGAAGAGAGGGGCTTAAAGGAGCCAAAAGTAGCCTTATCCAGCACGCAATTGCCCTCATTGCTTGCGTCCGACCAAGTGTATTTATCTGGGAGAATGTTAAGGGAGCATTCTCCTCAAATGCTCGCGCAGACTTTTGGGCTATTCTCCAAGCGTTTGCCAACATTGGGGGTTATCGACTTGAATGGCAATTGCTTAATACAAGCTGGCTTTTACCCCAAAATCGTGAGCGGATTTACCTTATCGGACATCTTGCAGGAAGAAGTATCCCAGGAGTATTTCCTATCGGAGAGAATGATTTCCCTGCTACAGAAAAAACGGAAAGTCAATTAAAAGCCCCGATTAGTACAACTCTCAAAGCAAGTGGAGCAATGAGACCTGACGATACCTATATAATACCCATGGTTGCAGCAACCCTCACAGGTGGAGGTCACTCAGGAGGCCTACATTCTGATATGACTGTGATACAGCTAAATCCGTCTAAGGAATCCAACGGCAGGCAGCCCTATCAACAAAATAGAGTTTTTGATGAAAGGGGAATAAGTCCAGCTTTAACAAGACACAATTCTGACTTTATTATAAAGCAACGTTCGCGAGGTAAAAATAAAGGTGCTGACCTCACTATTTGCCCTACCATATCGAGCAACGCCTTTCAAGAGAATAATTTACTTAATGGTGTGCGCCGCCTTACAGAAATAGAATGTGAACGCCTGCAAGGGTTTCCTGACAACTTCACCCAATATGGTGACTATAACGGCATAATAAAACCTATTGCTAAAACACAACGTTACAAACTCATCGGCAACGCCGTAACCGTGGATATTGTAGAACTTATAGCAAAAAGATTAAAAATTACTACCCAATGAAAAAACAATCATCACAAGAACGAGAAGCAGTAGAGTTATTCGAGTACGCTGCACGCAACCTCATCAAGGAATTTTGCCACAAGCAAGACCTACAATTTGAATTTGACAATTACGATGTAGGGATAGGTATTATATGTCTATCGGATTACTTCTTCAACATCGAGGATATATACTTCGATATGAAGCACAATAAACCCAAAGACAAGATACTGCAATGGTACGACTACGTATTAATGCACGAGTCTAACATCAATTACCGCTCCTATTGTATGGGGCTTAGAGAAGAATTAAAAAAGAAAGGCAAATGAAAAATCTACTTATAACCGTATCAGGAGGGCGCAGCTCAGCACGTATGGCACGGCATATTCAAACCCACCCTAAGTATGCAGACTGTAACAAAGTTTTTGTTTTCTGCAATACAGGTATGGAACGCCCCGAAACTATCACCTTTCTCAAAGATATTGTAAAACACTGGCAAATACCTCTCACCCTTATCGAGGGCGTGTATTCCACCGAGAAAGGCATAGGAGTAGGCTATAAGGTAGTAGATTTTGAAACAATGGATATGCAGGCTCAAACCTTTGCTAATATGATAGCCCACAAGAACAAAGGTATATTCAGTGGACTACCCAATATGAAAGCTCCTTACTGCTCCGAGAATCTTAAGAGCCTCCCCAGTAAGAAGTTTGCTGATAATATTTTTGAAAAGGGTAACTATCAAATAGCTATTGGTTATCGCAAAGAGGATATGCCTAAGCGCATCAGCTGGGCAGAGATAAAAGCCGATACTAAGCGCATATTCCCCTTGCTAACAGACTTTGAAGCACCTATAGGACAACAAGAACTCAATGCTTTTTGGAGTACTCAACCTTTCAAACTCGGCATACACAACAAACTTGGCAATTGCGAATTGTGTTGGAAGAAAAGCACTGCTAACCTAATTGAGAATATCAAACACGGTACACGCTTTATTGACTGGTGTAAAACACAAGAAAGCACCTATCAAAGCACAATGTTTCGCAACCATTTAAGTATTGATGATTTAGTACGTATGGCAACCCTTCCTAATCAATTAGCCCTGCCTTTTGAGCAAGAAGATGGCTGTGTATGTACATTTTAACAAATAATTAAACGACAAATGAAAACAATCCAAGAACTCGTGCCCCTTATCCAAGAGTGGGCAAAAGAAAGTATTAATTTAAAAAGATAAAAAAATGGGACAAGAAATTTGGAAAAAAATAGAAGGATTTGACTACGATTACGAAGTCAGCAACTTTGGAAATATAAGATGTTTAAATAATCCTCATAGAAAAAAAAGCAACGGGGTCAATTTTAAACAAAGTAAAGATTTACGAGGGTATCCAAGAGTAGGTCTTATAAAAGATGGGGTAACACGTACTATTAAAACCCATAGATTAGTGGCGAAGTATTTTTTAGAAAATTACTCGGAAGAATTAACCGTTAATCATAAAGATTTTGACAAAACTAATAATAATGTGAAAAATCTTGAAATGATTACATCTTCTGAAAACACATTACATTATCAAAGAAGTGTTAATAGCAATATAGGTGTTAAAAAACATAGTCAGCTGGACAAATATACTGTTAGAGTAACTCATTTTGGGGTAAGGAGATATTTAGGAACTTACAAAACAGAAGAAGAGGCTTTAAATGTATTACAAAAATGGAATGAAACGAAAGATATTTCTATGTTTAAAATCGGAAAAGGTGTTAGTAATATTGGAAAATGCAAATACAACAGACATCAATTAATATGTTTTTTTGAATAGAACTCATTATGAAAACCTTAGAGATATTTCTTCTAAGGAAACCATAGGAACTACTCAACTATCCCAATTGATTAAAAAGGAAAAGAAAGAAGCTGAAAAATTAAAACATTTACACAATCTTATTCTGCAATGGGGGTATGATAAAGGAATTATTCAAGCTAATAACCCAACTGCTCAATGTGATAAGACTTTTGAGGAGGTCAATGAGCTTAAAGACGCTATTAAAAATAATGATAAGGATGAAATAAAGGATGCGATTGCAGATTCTATTATAACACTAATGCTACAAGCAGAAATACAAGGTTTTTCATTAGAAGAGTGCTTAGAGAGTGCTTATAATATTATATCAAAACGTACAGGAAGAATTATTAACGGAAAATTTATCAAAGATGAATAAATTGAATTACCCCACTTGGCTTGTACCTTTGGATATAGCCAAAAAACTCAAAGAAATAGGGTTTAATGAGCATTGTGTTTTTTATACAAGAGTTAGTATAAATGACACCTATACACCTGCACAAAATATTTCTGTATGCAATGACAATTACAACAGACTGGTACCTGGTGGTATTAAGAACGAAGAACTTTCTGAAACTGAAACAATCGTTGCAATCTCACTTCCTACATGGGAACAAGTCTTTGAATGGTTCAGAGAGAAAGGTCTGTTTCACGGTATTTGTTATGTTAAGGATTTATTTAATGAAAATGAGTATTTTGAATCAGAGATACGTGATGACAACGGTGATATAATCTGCATACTTAGTCGAGTGATTTATGAGGAAGCTCGTGAAGCCCTTGTAAAAGCACTCATACAAACCTATAAACAAGAGCAGCCTATAATGGACGAAAATGAGTAACTCACAAAGGCAAAGGGTACAACACTACCTTTTGCCTTTTTTTCTTTAAAAATAACAGTCTTGTAACTAACTAATAAATAAACACTTACAAATTTTGTTATATTTTAAACAAAATAAAATGAAAAAAAGCAAGCAAAATGCTTGCGTAATTAAAATAGTTGCAATATCTTTGCAGTGTAAAATTAAAACAAGAACAATTATTAACATTTAAAACCCAAAGAAAAAATGAAAGATTTTATAAAAACAATTAACAGTCCAGATGTATTAAACTACAAAATAAAAGAATTAGAGAGTATATACAAAGAACTATTACCTTCTAATTACAAACTGATAAATGTTCAAGGATCTATTACAAATGGACTTTCTTTATATGTAAAGATAATTAAAGATGGTAAAGATAAGCCATTTGTGATAAGAATTAGCGACCATAGAAATGGATCAAGTATGTTTGGAGTAGAAGATTTTACATTACAATATCAAATGAATGGTACTAATGACCATTTTAACAATGTAAATGATATGCTTGTTTTTTACGGCGATATGAGCAGAAAAGAAGCTCGAAGAATATTTCTTGAATATAGTATTAAAGAATACAGAGATAAAGGTTATTCAGATGAAAGTATTCAAATATCAGGACTTTTAAAGCAACTAAAAGAATTAAAATAACAAAAAAAGCCCCTAATGTAATGTTAGGGGCTTCACTTTGTAAAATTAAAACAAGTCTAACGATTTAAAAACAACCCTTAGAAATGAGGGCAAAAATACAAATAATATGCAAAAAATAAAACGATTTGAATTAAAAATGCCAAAATTCTTATTGGCAGTCGAGCCAAAGAGGATGCCCAATGGCTTTCACTTTATTTATTCGCCTCATTACTTATCATTGATATTGGTAATTAGAGAGCGCACTCAACAAGTAGCACTTAACAATGAATTAGTGCATAAGCCTCAGAAGTTATATGTATGTAATGAATATGAGCAGTTCAAACTCATAATAATTCAGAATAATGTAAAGATAACAGGAGGGAAATTAGCCCCTGCTATTTCTGAAACACAATTCTTAGATGAAGCGTGGCAATGGTACAGCACTAATATGATAACACAATAACAACAATGACACCACACGACAAAGTAATATACATCATTCAGCAATTAGAGCTATCTGATAGCAAGGTAGCGCGTGCCATTCAGAAGAGTACATCAGCAGCAACTCACAAGCGAATGAGACTCAGAGACAACAAGTTTACCGATGAAGATTTCCAACGAATACGCGATTTCTACCTCGAAAAACTCAGAAACATAGAAAAGTTATAAATATAACAAAATAATTTTCACACAAAGACGGGCAAAACGCTCGTCTTTTTGCGTTTTATAGGGTGTGATAGTCAGGCGATTGCCGTTTTGCAATGTTAAAACGCAATGTTAATAGTAACGTTGCAAAATATTGATATACAGAAAGTTATAACAAAAAATATTAGGAATTATTTAAATCATTCCGTACTTTTGCACCGTTAAACTAAGAAATACAAAAATGGAATTATCAATACCTATACAACAAGGAATTACTACAAAGAAAACAATTACAAGCCTTGAACTTGTAGAACAAATTAACCTTTTTAGAAAAGAAGAAGGTAAGGATACATCTTTAAGACACGACACTCTTTTAAACATCATAAGAGACGAGTTTGAGGAAGAAATAGGTCTCCAAAAAATATTGGAGACCCAATATACACACCCTCAAAACAAACAAAAATACCCTATGTTTGAACTCACTATCGCACAAGGAAAGCAAGTCTTATTAAGAGAAAGCAAATTTGTACGTAGGCACGTAGTAGCTTGGTTAGAACGCTTTGAGGAAGCTAATAAGCCAATGACAGCAGGCGAAATATTAATGGCTCAAGCACAAGGAATGATAGCATTAGAGAAAGCACAACAACTACAAGCGCAACAAATAGCCTTGCAAAATGAACGCCTTACCAAAATAGAAGCTAAAATCACCACTAAAAATGAAGATTACTTTACCATATCAGGATATAGTAATATAATAGGCAAAAAAGTACCCTTACAAACAGCTATTGCGTTAGGAAGAAAGGCTGCTAAAATATGCGTACAAAGAGATATACCAATGGGTAATGAATACGATGCAAAATATGGATTTGTAAAAAGCTACCCTACTGAAGTATTAAAAGAAGTTTTTGAAACAAAATAACCCACTATGAAACACCAAGAAAGCACACTCCAAACCGCCTGCGTGCGTTGGTTCAGATACCAATACCCACACTTCATCATCTATGCCGTTCCTAATGGTGGCAGTCGCAACGTTCGTGAAGCACAACGCCTCAAAGCAGAGGGCGTATTGGCGGGAGTTGCTGACTTGGTAGTACTCCTCCCCCAAGGTAAAAGCATTTATATCGAAATGAAAGTAAAAGGAAATCGCCAAACTGATAACCAAAAAGAGTTTCAGAAGAAAGCCATTGAACTGGGACATACATACGTTGTATGCTACACCTTTGAGGAATTTCAAAAAGTGATAGAAGATTTCATTAGCATACACGATTATTTTGCCCCAAAGATTGAGGGCTTTAAAGGAAGAAGATAATGTATAACCCCTAATCAAAAAATACTATGATATTAAAAGAAATACATCAATCTGTAGAAACCATAACTGGACAGCCATTAAGTAGCATTGAGAACAAAAAGCTATTTTGTGGATTAGCAAGGAAACACGACACAACCGTCCCTCAATGCCAAATAGCCGAATATCTACAAGTACCATTGTCTAATATATCCTATTATCTCAAACAACATACGATATTGAGTAAAAATGTAGGATATAATTACATCTTCAAAAAAATAGAAAGCGACCTTATTCAGCGTTGCAAACAGTCATAATTTATTCTTTTTCAATTGGTTTAGCTACCGCCCCTAATGTTATAATTAGAGGCGGTAGATTTTTTTATATAATTTCCATTACTACATAAAAAGAGTTATTTATTCATCACCTTCTTTTATTTCCTCCTGCTGAAACCGCTCTTTCAGCTGCATACCATCAGCCTCCTTACGTACGAGATACTCAATAAGGTTCGCTTGCGACATTCCTTTTTTGTCAGCTAATTCTTTGAGGAGTGTTAAAAAACTATCTGATACTCTAATGTTTAAGGCTTTGCCTTTTATTCTTTCTCTTGCCATTTTAATTATAAATAATTGATTACGACGCAAAAGTACAATGTATAATTATAAGTATATACATTAAACTTTACATTTAACAAAATTTTAACATTAAAAACTTGCAAGTATTGTAAAATGTATATACCTTTGCACCATCAAATAATAAGAACAGGTAATAACATTAAACACATTAATAGTATGAAAGCATTAAACAAACAACAAGAGGTACAAGTATATTACGAATGGTGCTATAATAATTATGAAGTACGCACTGAGTTAGAACTCAAAGGGCGTGGTATAAAAAAATCAGAATATACAGAAGGTGTTTATTTTGTAACACCGAAAGCACTTGAAAAACTTGAAGCAAAATACACTTGCGCACGTTATGATGTTCATTCGTTAAACAACTAATAAAACAGACCTGAGCAAGTCTTTAAACTGCTTTTAAACTCAATTTAATAACCTTTTAAATCAATATTAAAATGAAAGCATTAAACAAACAACAAGAAACTTACCTCTATTTATCTTTACAATTTAGATTTATCAACCCAATAGAAAGAATGATTGAAAATCTTAACGATGGCACTTATCGATATGGTGATAATAATGCAATGAATGTATTAAACGACACGCTACAAGAATGCGTTAATAGCCTGTTAGAATGCTATAATATCAAAATGAGTTGCCCTCAAATTAAAGGCACTTTAAATAAAGAGAGCAAAGAGCAATTCATAAAATACTTTAATCAACTAAAAGAAGTATATCAAGATTACGCAAACGCATTATAAAATACCCCCCGCCCTGAGCAAGGCACAAAAAGGCTTAAAATATCAGTAATAACCTTTAAACACACTATCAAAATGAAAAATACCGACAAAAAGAACGTCTTCACACTCGCTTGGCAGTTTGCACGCCAAACTGGTTTATCATTCAGTGAATGCCTCAAAAAAGCGTGGGCAAATATCAAACTCAAAGCTAAAATGAGCACCCAGATAGTACGCTTTTATTTTCAAAAAGTAGACGGATCAACACGTGAAGCGTGGGGTACATTACGCCCCGATTTGTTACCCCAAACTGAGTACTCTCAACGCAAAAGCAATAATACCGTACAAATATACTTTGATACCGAGTGCCACGAGTTCCGATGCTTTAAGAAGTTCAACCTTGTAAGTATTGCATAAAATCACTATCTTTGCAACAAATAACATTACTTTAAAAAATTACTAACTTTTTACTAAATCGTAAAAGCATTATATAGCAATAATCGCCGTACCTTTGCCTTACCAGCGGGGTAGAGCAGTAGGCTAGCTTGCGTGTTTAACTTGCACGAGGTCGCTGGTTCGAGTCCAGCCCCCGCAACTAATAAAATATTACAATATGAAAGTATTAACATTACAAATCAAACGCCCTTATTTAGAAGACATTCTATCAGGGGCAAAAACAAAAGAGTATCGTGAAATTCGTCCAAAGAATGCCGATAAGTACGTTATCCAAAATCCAGAAGCAGAAGATGAAGACCAGTGGCTTCAACCAGTAAAGTATGATGCTATTAGGTTTTTCAATGGTTATGCAACCGACCGCCCTGAAGTACTTATCGAAATCACCAACTCTGAAATTGAACTATCTATCGATGAAAATGGTGAAGAAATCACCTACGAAGAAGATGGTCAAGAGTACATCGAAGCCCAAATGGTTTATACATTAGGCAAAGTGATAAGTAAGAAAAATATTTAATAATCCTTTAAAACATTCAGCTGAGTTAGAAAGACACAAATCCAAAAACAAATCAACAGAACATCGGGTATTAGTAGAGTAGCCCGATATGGTAGAAATCAAAAAGGTCAAGCGTTGTCAGTACAACAACGTAGGCGAAACGTATACGCTGCTTTTAGAAAACAAGCAGGACTTTCAGCAGGATAACCTATGAATATCTACCAACACACACAGCAAGTAATAGACACGGTTAAGGCTAAAACTAACCGTGTTTTGCTATTTTATTCTTGTGGCAAAGACAGTATCGCACTGCTACACTGGTGCGCTCAAAACTTCGATGAAGTAGTATGCGTATTTATGTACTTTGTAAAAGACCTTGAACATATCAATAAATACATAAACTTCTCAAAAAAGCAATACCATAACATTTCATTTATACAGCGTCCTCATTACGCCCTTACTTACATCAATAAGTCAGGACTATTTTGTACTCCTCAAAATACACGTATACTCAAACTATCCGACATAATACAATCAGTACGCCTCGAAACACAAATTGAGTACGTATTCTTAGGAATGAAACAGTCTGATAGTATGAATAGGCGTATAATGTTACGACAATACGAAATGCAAGCCATTTCACCTACAAAACTCGTGTATCCTTTTTCTCTGTGGAAAGACAAAGATGTGTTGCGATACATTAGCAACAACCGATTACCTAAACCCATACAATACAGCAATAAAAAAAGTAACGGAATAACCTTTGACCTTGATGTATATCTGTACCTACGTGAGCATTATCCTAATGACTTACAGAAAATATTAGATGTTTACCCATTATCTGAAAAAATACTATTTGATTATGACCAAAAAAACAAAAACACCAAAGGAACTATACAAGCAAAGTGAAACCATCACTATACAACGTTCACAAATAAACTTCGCCCCTTTTAACCCTAAAAGGCATACAGACGAGCAAATCGCACAAATGCGTAAAAATATCAAAAATGTAGGCTTTTTAGGTGGCATTATTTGGAATGAACAAACCTCAAACCTCGTAGACGGGCATAAGCGGGTAATGTCCCTTGACATTATCCATAAGTACGATGGTACACCTACAACCGACTACCCTATCAAAGTAGAAAAAGTGTCTTTTGACCTTAAAACCGAAAAGGAACAAAATATATTTCAGACACGCTCACGCACCGAACTTGATGAAGATCTAATGCGCTCACTTATTCCTGATATTAATTACCTCAATGCGGGGCTTGACGATTATGACCTTAACCTATATGCCGTTGATTATTCTTCCTTTGAAGTACCCGACCTATCACAAGCTATAGAAGAAACATACGCGCCCATAAAGCAAGAAAAAGACATCGAGCGAGAAATATCCAATGAAGAGAAAAAACAACAAGTCAAAGAAGCAAAAGAAGCTATCAAACAACAAGCCATTGAAAAAGCCCAAAACTTAGATGCTTATGTAACGCTTTCATTTGATAACTGGAAAAACAAAGAAGCCTTTATGCTTCGTATGGGGTTTGACCCTGAATTTAAAATGATAAAAGGAGAAACGCTATCGGCAAAGGTAGAGCGCATAGACTAATAACTTTCAATAAAAATCAATATGAAACCACGTAAGAAGATAGATAACGAAAAATACACCGATGAGGAACTAAAACAAGCTCTTATCAAAGCCAACGGACAGCCTACAAAAGCAGCCGAAATGTTAGGAGTAGATTATTCAGGGGTATATCGCCGCATTCGTAAAAACCCCGAATTGGAAATCGTTCAAAAAGCCTACCGAGCACGTACCTTTAACGATGTGTCTAACTTGGTATCAGTCATTGCTATTATGGGTGTTATCCGTGAACCTCTTACTGATGAAGACGGCACAGTAATACCTAACAAATTCCGTGAAGTGCCAGTTGATTATCGTACTCGTATGACAGCAATGCAAACAGTACTTTCTACCTTCAAAACCGATGACGGCATCAAAGACGAAGTATCCGTACAAGGCAGCATCGACATCGCCCAATGGCTCAAAAGCAATAGCAAAAGTAATGATTAAAACGCAACCCGTATATAATCCTCTATATCTGAATAAAGATAAGTTCATCACTATCCTTTCAGGAGGTCGAGGCAGCGGCAAGTCGTACAACGCCTCCACCTTCCTCGAACGCTTATCTTTTGAAGCAGGGCATAAGATACTATTCAGCCGTTACACAATGGTATCCGCCCACAGTTCTATCATTCCAGAGTTTGAAGAAAAGATACAAGCAGAGGGTACACAAACATATTTCAGTATCACCAAAACAGCCATTAAAAACACCTTTTCAGGCTCTGAAATACTATTTAAGGGTATCAAAACCTCATCAGGAAACCAAACGGCCAACCTAAAATCGTTACACGGTATTACCACCTTCGTAGGTGATGAAATGGAAGAATGGTTATCAGAGGAGGATTACGAAAAGCTAATACTCTCAATCCGTCAGAAAGGCAAGCAATTACGGGTTATTCTCATTCTAAACCCCTCCAATGCCGAGCATTTCATCTATAAGAAGTACATTGAAAAAACGCACAAAATAGTCAATATTGACGGCGTAGAAGTCCAACTATCCACCCACCCCGATGTATTGCATATTCATACCACCTACTTTGATAATGCAGAAAACCTCAATGAGCAGTTTTTTAAGCAGATAGACGAAATCAAAGCCCAAAGCCTCGCACAAGCCACCGATGAGCAAGGTAAATTCAGTCAGTCCCTATTCAACAAAACCAAATACGCACAAAAAATCATAGGTCGCTGGGCTGATGTATCCGAAGGGGTCATATTCACCGATTGGGAAGAGGGCGAGTTTGATACCTCACTTCCTTATGGTTACGGACAAGATTACGGCTTCAGTATCGACCCTGATACGCTCATTAAGGTAGCGGTAGATAAGAGAAGAAAGATTATTTACATAGATGAAAAATACTATAACAACAAGCAACTATCCTCTGACGGACTATATCAACTCAATAGCAACCTCATAGATAGACCTGACGACCTTATCGTAGCCGATAGTGCCGAACCTCGCCTCATTGCCGACCTACGCAACAAAGGACTAAATATTGAACCTTGCGAAAAAGGAGCAGGCAGCGTATCAGCTGGCATAACCACTATGCTCAATTATAAGTTAGTGGTAACGCCTCACAGCTTCAATGTGAAGAAAGAGCTGAAAAATTACGCTTGGAACGACAAAAAGGCAGGTATACCCATAGACAACTACAACCACAGCATAGATGCTATTCGTTATATCACTATGAAGCTGCTAAGCGGTACAAATAACAACTTATACCAACTCGCCTCAATGATTTAGCAGGTAGCACCTGCAAGCAATTATTTTATAATAACTTATACTATGGACAAACAGACTATAACACAAGAAGATTTCAAACAAGGAATAACGCCTATAGATATTTCGCAATTCCAAAGACAATACGATGTCAAGAAGCACGAGATACTCACCAACAAGCACCGCTATCCCGACCCCGAGATAATGATACCCCTCACTGACGAAGTGGGTAACCCCCTCTTAGATAGCCAAGGCAAACCACGATTTGAAAAGCGTACCCGATCCCTCAATCGCATAGGGCTGCCCTATCAAAAGCGCATTGTCGAAATCGCTACGATGTTCCAAACCGCCATACCCTACAAATACACCGCTGAAGACAGCAAGCTATTTGCCGCCTTTCAAGAAGTCATCAAAGCAAACAAAATGAACTTTTCAGATAGCAAACTATGCACAGAGGTAAAGCGATACACCCAAGTAGCCGAGTTGTGGTACTTAGAAGAGCAGCCTAACGAGCAATATGGGGTATCCTCTCAATTCCTATTACGCCACAAGGTGCTATCACCTGAAAAGTACAAGCTATACCCACGCTTTGACGATAACGATAACCTTGTATCATTTGCTGTTGAAAGCACTACCAAAGACAACAAAAAGACCATTCTACAAGCATTTACCAATGAGGAAGTATATACTTTCACTACTGAAAACGGACAAACTACTACCGAGGTAAAACCCAACATCATCGGCAAAATACCCGTAGTGCTATACCAACAAGACAAACCCGAATGGGAAGCCGTGCAGCACCTCATCGAAATAGCCGAAGAACAACGTACCTATTTCTCTGAGAGTAACAAGAAGTTTGGCGAACCTATCCTAATGATAGCGGGCAAAGTAGAAGGAAAGACAGCGGCTAACAACACGGGCGGAAGAGTCTTTGAAGTGAAAGACGGAGGTAATGTGCAATTCGTAGTACCACCCAATGCCAATGAAAATTTCGATAGAGAAATGACAATGAACCGCCGTGATATACACGAGTTCACCCACACCCCCGACCTTTCCGATGAGTTCTATGCAGGCAAAGGAAATATGCTTTCCGGAGTAGGGCGTAAACTCGCATGGCTACCTGCTCACCTCAAGGTAAAAGATAATGAAGCTATATTTATTCCTGCCCTACAAAGGCGTATCAATATCATTTTGGCTTTCCTCTCTAAGATGTATATTCCCTTTGAAAAAGAACTCAAAACCATAGACATCACCCCTATTATCACCCCGTTTGATATTGACGACGATACCGAGATGATACGTACCCTTATGGAAGCCAACGGAGGAAAACCTTTATTATCACAACGAGAAGCCATGCAACGCTTTGGCATTACAGACCCTGAAGCCCAATTACAGCAAATCAAAGACGAGGAGAACAGCAGCCTCAATGAAGCAAGTGTCTAATGAACTACGACGAGCAACATAGAAAGCACCTAATAGACTACCTACAACAGATAGAACGATTATTCTATCAGTGGGTAGGTTTTTCAGTGTCCTTGGCTCTCAAAACAGATTTTCAAGAGCTTGTAACAAGCACCCTATTTGCCTTTGCGGCTACCAAGAAAGGGAAAGCCTTTGATAAGGAATTAGCTCGTTTCAGCAACCAATTAGACCAAATCATAAAGCAAGGTATTACCCGAGAATGGGCGTTTGCCAACCTCAAGCAGGATAAGCTACTAAGGGAAGGACTAACCAAGTATCAGAACTTAGAAGCCCTTGAGACCTTTAAGAAACGTAAGATAAAGGATTTTACGGTCTCCAATCGTGTATGGGACATCGCTAAAAAAGCACAAAGTGAGATAGAGCTTGCTTTATCCGTTTCCTTGGAGGAAGGTAAAAGCGCTGTCCAGCTAAGCCGTGAGGTACGCAACCTTTTGAATAACCCCACTGCTCTATTTCGCAGGGTAAGGGACAAATATGGCAACCTTGTACTAAGCAAAAACGCCCAAAACTATCACCCTGGGCAAGGGGTGTACCGAAATGCCTATAAAAATGCTTTGCGCCTCGCAAGTAACGAAATTAATGTAGCCTATAAGTCCGCTGATTGGTTACGGATACAGCAAAACCCTGATGTAGTAGGATTTGAAGTACGCCTATCTCCACAGCACAAAGTGTATGATGTATGTGATGAACTGAAAGGCAAATATCCTAAATCTTTTCGTTTCCACGGCTGGCATGTAGGCTGTAAGTGTCATATTATTACTATTCTTAAGACTGACGAAGAGCTTATCAAAGAACTCAAAGCCGATGAAACCCTGCCTCCTGAAAGCTCAACTAATTACGTAGAGGATGTGCCAAGTAATTATAAGCAGTGGGTAACTGATAACAAAGATAGGTTCAAGAATTGGAAAACAAAGCCTTATTTTATTGAGGAAAATAAAAAAGCAATAAAGAAATGAAAATTAACACTATTGACATACAAACTACTTATCATACCTACCTTTTAGAAGGTAATTACAAGGATCTGCTTTGCTTTCCTGCTCTCAAAAAACTACCATCTAATGATTGGGCAGAATATTACGGCAAAGAGTATGATACAGATGATCCACAATTGGACACCACCTCTATATCCTTGTCATTTGTCACCAAAAGCGACCAATACGATGCCTTTATAACCTTTCTATCTGCTCAAACCTATAATAATTTTCACTTTGAGGAGCTCAATAAATCCTTCCAATTGCGATTTGTAGGAGTGAGAAAAGCAAAAAAAGAACAAGGCTACATCACCTATGAGGCTACTTTTGCCAATGATACCCCCTTGCAAGGTTATACCTATATTGCCCCTAATGACACTTTACCCCCTTCAGGTTTTGCTATTGATACCATAGACCTATCCAAGTATGGTATTTACCTATTAGAAGAGAATGAAAGTAACTTGCTAAAGAGCTACGAGGTAAAAGAGCACCTAACCACTAACAGCAGCATCATTGCAGGGGTACAATATGCTGAATATCCCAACGTATTTAAGGAGCGTACCATTGAGATTCTCTGCTATATCAAACAGCCAATTAATCGCTTTTGGAAATTGTATGAAGCACTTCTATATAACCTTTCTCAGAGAGGAGAACGTACCATTAATGCTTTTGGTAGTACCTTTAAAGCTATCTATCAGAAAGCAAATATAAAAGAAGTGATACTCACAAAAGATACTTTGAGGGTAGAATTTACCATTTCCTTAGTGGTAGTATAAAAAAAAGACAAAAAAAGAACAAAAAATATACAAACTCATATAAAGAGTATGTCTCACGCATGGTGTATCTTTGTGCTTGGAAATTAACCACTAACCGCTAATAACTATGCAACTACACTTTAACAGCACTTATATAGATGTCCTCCCTACCGATGAGAGCTACCGATACCGCTCCATTATGGGGGAGCATACCCTAAACATATACTTTTCCTTATCTACTTACACAGATATACCTACTGGAGCATGGTGTGAGTTCCAAGGAGAACGCTATACCCTCAATCAGCCTGCTAAAGTTGTGAAGCATAACAGCAGACACTTTGAATATACCCTTACCATGGACAGCGAGGGTTCAAATTTGAAGAATTACAAGTTTCGTAATCCAAATGATAAGACCCTCAAATTTCCTTTCACAGCCTCTCCTCGCTACCATATTCAGATATTGGTAGATTGTCTTAATATGATAGACAGCGGCTGGCAGGTAGGCACCACGATTGAAGCCAATGAGAAATTGATCAGCTATAACCATAACAACTGCTTAGAAGCCTTGGACATGATCGCTAAAGCCTTTGAGACAGAATACGAGATTATAGGTAAAACGATACACCTCCACAAGGTAGAATATTTCAAGAATAATCCATTACCACTCCAATACGGCAAAGGCAAGGGTTTTAAGACAGGTGTAAGTCGTACTACTGAGCAAAGTCGTATTACCCGCCTTTATGTACAAGGGGGCGACCGCAATATTGACCGCTCAAAGTATGGCAACAAGGAATTATTACTACCCAAATCACAAGAGTATGTATATGAAGGGGTAACCTTTGTTGCAGACGACAAAGGACTATCAATAGCTATCAAGAATGCGCAAAACAACGGCTTTATCAACGAACAAAGCCTTGACCTTTCCCATATATACCCAAGTCGCAAAGGGACTATATCGGCCGTGTTTGAAGTGGATAGAGACAAACACTTCTACGACTTTGCCGATACCACCATACCCGAAGCGCTCAACTTTGCC